CGTTCATTGTTTGTTCATTGATATCCGTTTGCGAATACAATATATTGGCAAATTCTACACATTGATCATAAGAAAGTTTATTTAAATATTTCAATGTTAATGGATCAGCTTCGGTTGGTAATAATTGTAAAAATTCTTGAAATTGTTGCATTTTACCTGCGTCTGCTATAACATCTTTTAAAATTTGATTTTGTATAGAATTCAACTCAATTGATTCCGTAACAATTTGTTTTCGCAATCCTTGAGCTCGTTCTACAATGCGTTGTGCATCCGCCGGCGATAGTTTTGCTATTTCTAGAAGCACTTTATAAAGTACTTCATAATCTTTAGATTGGGTAGGATACCCTTTAGGCAATCTAAAACACCATTCTGTTAAAATTAAATCAATGTTCATAACGAGATAGTTTTCATTTTATCATAAATATCGCCAACTTTACATTTTACTGGCAAATTTCCTTGTTCTAACATGTTTTTAAGCTGAGGCAAAAGATCCTTAGCTTCTGTATAATCTACATCAAATAAAATTGAGTCATATGTATATAGAATTATACAACTATTATAATTTTGTAATAACGTTTGTACTTGTTGCAATTTTCTTACGGATACTTCGGTTTCAATGGCCTGCAAATAATAATTAAACAATTTGAATGCGGTCATGTTTTGCACCGCATCTTTGCATATACTTCGTTTTGTTATTGGAGTTTGTATGCATCCATTCCGTTTCCATTTATCCCATAACGTATATACAAAATCATTGACTCGTTTAAAAAATGGAATTGTCAAAAATTCGGCATCAATACCACCATATAACAATCGAAATGTTATGGCTTTGCTTTCTGCACGTTGTTCTTCAGTTAATTCTGCGGTATCAAAATAAAAGCGTCCCAAATAATCATGTATAGAAGATTCTGGTAATTCATATTCAATAGCCGTAGCAATCAATCTAACGTGATATGAATCAAAGTCCATTTCAACTAATGCACCTCGTTCGAAACGACTACAAAATGCAGTTCTGGTACCATCTTCTTTATTCATTGCCGCAAAATTGAATCCGCCAAATGCATTACTAGGTCTGCCTGTCGTTGTATGATAATTGTATTGTGAATATACGCGACCTGCATGAATCAATTCTGGCATACGAAACTCTTCAGTAACTGCCAACCCAACGGATTCTATTTGAGCGAATACCTCCGGATATGTTGCATTGAATTGTAAATACGATTCTGTTAATTCTGCATTTACGCACATTGGCCAAGCATAGTGACGAATCTTTTGACACATTGCTAAATGTTGCTGTAACGGAACGATGCTATTTACTGCCGGCAATGATTTATGTCGACGCCAATAAAATTGATGTGCAGTGGTTGGATAATGCGATTCATCATATGCTTCTGAATAAGTATACCACCACAATGTCTTAACATCCCATACGGCAGCATTTCCTCCCGTTTGTAGCCATTGCTTCTTGTCATGAACAAAGATATTCTCTAATGCCAAAAACTTCGGGACATGTTCGGTAAAGCCCCTTAGTTGTTCAGAATGGCGAAAAGGAATTATTCTTTCTAGATCATCTTCTGTATAAATGTATACAGCACATAATGTGTTTGCTGCAACATGAATTGTGGGACTACAGAATATTGGTACTAACAACGTTTTGCGTCCTTGTATATAACGCAATGTGCTTAGTACATCTTCTTCAGTATCCACAATCATATATGAATAATAAGAAAAAAATTTAAGAATTCAAACCGTTGATGTCTACCGGTACAACATATTCAGTATCTACATATAATTCTGCAGGATTTGATAATTTCGATGATATATTAGGTATAACATTACTAGCATTTTGTATTTGCTGTAAATTTTTTGATATAACTCCTAATGTTTTAACGTTGCCATCATTAATGTCGGTTAATGTTCCAGAAACAAACCATTTAACTGCGACAAACCGATATAAAATTGCTTCAAATCCATCTGTTACCAATTGATTATACAATGTTTGATTGATTTCTATTATCCATGTTTCATTGATTTTTTGCACAAAATATCGATTGATATAACCTACTTTTAAGTCTGCAGGCGTTACAATTGGAATATGAGATGCAATTCGTATATTGGATAATATTTTTATATCAGGACGAAGCTGTGAATACGCAAATGCATCTTCTTCAATTGGTTGAAATGGAATCAATGGTTTTGATAGCACGGAATTATACGTTGACTGTGTATATACTTCTCCGGTTAAATATTTGTGATATGCTCCTTTATATTCTTGTTTAGAATCAGTTAGCATCCATTCGTTACCAAAGGTATACAAATATTCTTCAACTTCATCTGGCTGATAATATACTTTAAGTCGCATTACTTATCCAATTTAGGTCGCATGATGCATTTAATTTCCGTTGTCCATTGTCCGTCTTGAGCTACATTATGCGTAATACTTATAATACTAAATACCGTATTGGCAGTATATTTTTTTGGCAATACATCAAATGTTAATACATCGCCATAACGAAATCCATTAATGCCTTCAATGGTAAATGAAACATCCCACGGGAATATAGGTGCAATTGCTGCTTGTGCTCGATCAAACTTTTTATATGGATATTGAAGATATTTTACCATAGCTTCTTTTAATTTAGCTTGTAACGTTCTATCGGTAATACTTTTTCCGTATTCCTCTTTTTGTTTTTCAAATTCTTGTAAACGTTTTGTATGAGTTTGTGCATATAATGCTTCTGCTGCAGATAATTTTGCCGGATCATTAAATTGATACATTGCATTCATATATGGTGCAATATCATCTTCTGATACTTTATCAGGAGCTTGATTTAAAACATATGACAATGTTGCAGCACTATCTGGCAACTTTGCTGACATTTTAAAATCTTGTACGATACTACCATATGATTCTTCTTCATTTACTTTTACTTTAGCATGCATCGGAACATGATATGGTTTAACCACCGATAATGATTCTGGTTGTCCTAGATATTTTTCATCATAAAACAATAATACCGAATCGAGTCTTGGATGTGATATTAGTTTCATTTTTATAGCGCCAGCAGTAGCATCTTCAATACTCGTACTAATTTCTTTTAATAAATCAGATATTGGATAACTTTTACTTGAGTTTTTTTCCAAGTTTTCAATAACTTTTTTAATCATTGATAAGTTTAAAAATATGCGAGGTGGAAATGCTCGATCACTGCTTAAAAATCCAGGCCAATTGCCAAAATTAGTAGATTCGAAAAATACTTTTGTTCCATATGCTTCAGTAGACCGTTTGCGACCATTTGACGGTAATAATAAAACATCCCATGGGTTTACGGATACTATATTTGCATAATATGAGCTATTACAAATTTCACTATCACAAACAATTTCGGGTACTGCAACTGTGTTTTTTAATTTAGATACAACATAACGATTAATAAATTTAATTAAACGATTCAATGTTATATATCGCTGATAAGTTTTTTGGTCATTTTTTGATTCAACTCCAGTAGTTGCAAAAGCATTACCAAATAAAATCCAATCATCATGTTCTCCAGTAAGTACTGTAACATCGGAAGTTAATCTAGATTTGCCTTTAGCTAATGTTTCTGCTTCGCTAAACAATAAATCATAAAATGATTTGATTCCCGAACCCGTTGGAATTAAAACAGAATTTGCATACTCATCTGGATTAGTAATTGGATTAACAGTTGCAGTGCCATCTGAATTTTCTTTTACAGTGTCTGGATCAGTTAATGCAGTCACATCTGCCAAAACATTGCTTGTGCCACGCATTGTTAAAGTTACCGTTGCAGAATAATCAGAATTATATGATAAATCAAATGATGTAATTAAACCTTCAAATGAAACTCGATTCATTTTGCTAATTTCTTGTAATTTTGCAGCAATGTCAATTTTAGTTCCATACAATGATTTTAATTTTTCTTCGGTAGGTAAAACATCTTCTGATAATGTAAGACCTGTAATTACAGAATTAAGTGGATATTCAATATCAACTTTTACTTTGCGACCTGGTCGCATATATATTTCTTCAATTAAATCAATATCTCTACTAACATTTGGTACTTCTATAGTTACAGTAGCCGTATTTAATAATCCCATACTATGATCGCCAACTGAAATATCTGCTGCTGATATGTATGGTGGCCATCGATTATTATTACTAACTGCAGTTGTATCTCGTAATACCGGTACAGCCACTTTGCCAGTAATGCCTTCAACAATCCAAGCTAATTCAGTTTTACTAATATTAAATGGCGATAAATAGCCGTATGGTCCGGTTGGCAAATACTGTGCAGATGTTACATTACGACCGCCTAATTCATTTACTACATCTACTGCATATACATCTTTGCTATTAAATTCATATGCATTTATTCGTACATTTGCAACTTTTGATAGCATATAATTTAAATCGTCTGTTGTTCGGCGGTGTCCGGCTAAGGCACGCGCGTTTAATTCTTGTTGCAAATTTAAATCTACCTGTGAATAAAATATTTCGCTCATCGTATATTATTTATTTGTATAGCTAATTCTTGAATGTTATCTGCAGATGGAATTCGCAATTTAGTATTTTCTGGAACCATTAATGAACCTTTACCTAAACCATTTACTGCAGCAATAAGCCACCACAGCTGTGGATCTGCATAAAAGTCATTAGCAATATTATCTAATCGATCTGACGTAGTTGTTTGAATAAATGTATCATTATTATTAGTTTCAGGAACTGCATAAATCCATGTTTGTGCTCTACGTATATTGCTAGCATCTCGTATTTGTTTGGTTGATTGATATCTACTGCTCATTATAATTCCTGTTGTTGATTTGCTGCTCCTGGTGATGCATTAGTTTTTCCCAAAGGGCCTTTTTTTCGAAAATCATTTAACCAACCACCCTTAGATGTCGAAGAAGCTGCACCATTAATGTCAATATCATTTGTTGGCGCAAAGGTATAAAATGCGCCACCTTTCTGCGGCAAGTAATCAGTAATCATAGTCAATCCCATACTAACATCAATTTTATGTGTTACTTGCTTCATTTCTGGATCTTCTTCTATGTTAATTTCCCATGTTGTATCACTATCAACAAATGTATATGATAAACTTTCAATAACAGCTGGCTGCGAAATAAAATAATCTCCAATAGTTACTCGGATCCAGGGACCTTTTAATGCAAATGAATCTGTGGTATATTCGGGGGCAGTATATCCGGCAAGTGCATTTAATTTTCGATAAATATATTTTAATTCATCTCGGTCTGTTGCATATACTGTAAATCCAATATCAACTGTACGAGAATAACCGCCGTAATGATAATTTGAATCTGCTCTACCTAATATATTTACTGGACTCCAACTTGGAGAAAATTGATCGCTTAAACTTGATAAAATTGCTCGAAATACAATTACATCATCTGGACTATTTTGAGCGCCGGCGTGTAATGATGGTCCTGTAAAAAAGAATTTTACAAAATCTTTAGTAGTTCCATACGGATTAACTCCTAAAATATCTGCAGTTTTAGCTGCAAAATTACCGAAGTCTCCTTTAGTTTCTCCCGGTAGCCATCTATAAATATCTTTCCATGTACGTTGTCCAAAATCAATTACTGTTACCCGGTCTCCTCGAAACGGTGTAATTTTTTCAATAATATTTTTTGTTTGTGTAAGTACGCGACCTAGTTTTTCTTTACCAGTACCTAATGTTTTTAGTTTGGCTTGTGCTCGTAATTCTTTAAAGTCCCATGTAGATGCAACATTTGAACGCATAGTAAAATCAGTTCGCATTGCCGTAGGCGAATCGTGTGACCCCCATCCATAAGTTGCATCTAAATTAAATATATTGTATGGTCCTATAGTAGCCGCAAGTGCTGCATATGCACCGGCGGTTGCCGTTGTAGATCGTGTTTGAGCAGAAAAGCCATCGATACGACGTGTCAATGCGGTATTTGCAAATTCTGATACGGAACTATTTCGTATGCTAAGTTTTCTAGTTCTAAAATCTGGGTATGGTACTGGTACTCCAGTGCCTTGAAAACCAATTTTATTATTTAATAATTGTAATGGTGCAGTTGCATATGTTGGATCTAATAATCCGGCACTTGACAACAATGTATTAGAAAATGGAGTTATTGCAGCAATACCTGATATTCCAACTGCTGCATTAACGCCTGAACTAATAGCAGAAATACCAATTGATGTTTTATTTGTATTACCAATGCCGGCCATATTGAATGAATCGACCGTTGTCGGTACATTTGAATCAAGTGGAATTAAATATGCATCTATACCAGCTGGTGTTATTCCGCTGCCCTCATATGAAGCAAACTGTTTAGGATCTGTTAAGAATTTCTTTCCATATGATTGAAATTGTGATACTATAGTTTTATCTTCTCGTATTTTTTGTATTCTAGTTGCATTTAACGTTGGATTTTTTCCAGTTATTAACGTTTCTTGCTCAGTGGCAATATCAAAACTAGAATATCCATTTCCCCAAGAGTATGATGGCGTAAATTGTGCATTTGAAGTTAATGTTGGGTTTTTTCCGGCAATTAATGTTTCTTGTTCTGTAGCAATATCAAAACTAGAAAAGCCGCCTCCCCATGCGTATGAAGGAGTAAATTGTGATTCATTACCAATAGTTGGATTAGGCATATCGTCCTTTGTTCATTGAATTACCAGAAAATGTTCTGTCGACATCAACTTTTATGTTAGCAGATTCTACTGCTTGTTTCATTTGAGCAGCCATATTAGATATTAAACGAGTCATAGTTTGTTCAAACCGAGAATCTCGTTTTTCCATCTGTGCAGCAAACCTATCAATGCCTCCAACATTGGTACCAGCTACAGTCATACCATCATTGACTTTAGTAAATTTATCACGCGGATTAAATGTAACAAATCCATCATTTACCATAACTGCATCATTAGCACCGCCACCGCCGGTTACGGTTACTGCACTTGAATTAACCGTCATATTTTCAATTGGAGTGCCAGTAAATTTATCTGCAAATGATTTAATTGCATCAGCCGCGGCCGTAAATTTACCTCCGATGATTGGTATATTTCCACCTAACGTAGTTAATTCTGCAGCAACGCTAGTAACCGATTTATTAAGTATTGCAGCAGACCCAACTACGTTATCTACTTGATTTTGAAAATTAAAAAATGTATCTGCACCTGCTTTTAGTCCTTCTTTTGTTGCACCAATTGCAACTTTATAATCACTTAATGCAGTTTTAATACCGGCTATTGAATCAGTATACATTGATTTAAATGCACTTTTATCATATCCAGAAATGTTCATTTCTGCATCTTTAGTTGCAAATCTTGCAAGAATGCCTTTGGTTTCAATATTACGAAGCGATTCAGCCATTCGATCTTGTGTGGTACGAGTATCATCTTGCTCCATTATTTCTGCTATATCTTCTCGACCAATTTTTAAAGTCTCCAATTCTTTTTGTAAAGCGTCGCCAGTTAAATCGAATAATTTTTCAGCACCCATTGATTTTAACAATTTGCGTTTTTGCACCATTTTTGCCATGGTACCTTCTTCAACGCCTAACGTTGTAGCCAATTGTTTACGTGCTAACATGTTATTTTCTAAAACATCGCCTTGTGAATCCATGATTTGTTTCATGATGTCGGCTTGTTTATTCATGTCGCCTTGAATAGTAGCTTGTCTATATAAATTAGTTAAACTTTCACCTTGATTGTTGACTAAACGCTTTCCCGATAATAATTGATATTCTAATTCATTGCCAACACTAGATTCAATATTTAATAACTCATTGCCCGTTTTAGCCATTTGGTCCATGGATAAACCTAATGCTTTAGATTTCATTACTGCCAATCCTAAAGTTTTTGGCATTTTGCTATATTGCAATGAAGTTTCAGAACCAGCAGCTGCAATTTCTGCATCAATTGTACGTTGAACTCCTTTAAGTCCTGTAAGTTTTTCTATTGCTTTTGCTTCATTTGCACGTAAAACCAATTGTTTTTCTAATTGTTCTGCAGTAACTTTACCAGTACTGGCAACGTCTCGGGATGCAATTCCGGCGTTCATATCCATGATTGCTTCTGCAGCTTCTTCTGATACCCCAACAATATCCGTTAAATAACGTTGTTGTTTAATCAGTGATTGATTAAATTGGTTACCGCCTTTATCAGATACAATAAATCCGTTAGTTAAATTTCCTAGTTGTTTAATATATTTTTCTGTTTCTTCGCGACCAAAATTCAAATCGATTGATAATTTATCAATTGCAAATCCCATATCTTGGGCAGCATCTTCAGTAATTCCATAAGATTTAATTAATTCATTATTTCTTGCAAAAACTTTAGTAATTTGTTCTACATTATCTAAAAATCCTTTATTTAAACCTTGTAACGTTCCAGTTAATTTATTAATACCGGTTGCTAAATTAGCAGAATCCGTTTGCATTGATAACATTGCTTGGGACTGCAGTTTAAATATATCAGTTATACTACCAACTTGAGATTCTAAATTTGAATATGCGCTAGATAAATCAGTTGTAAGTTGACCTGCAGCTTCGCTTATTTTTTTAGGCATACCTAAACGAGGCTGTTGTTTAAGACGTTTAATTGTATGTAAGTGAGAGTTATGCATATATCAATAAATATCGTTAATTACTTTTTTGAAGTCACGGGGCCGCGAGATACGTTACTTGTCGGTTTCGGATCTGGTTGCAATTTTTCATTGACTTTATTGATCCAAAATTTTCTTAAAAATATTGGCATTGTATAAACAGTATTCCAATCCCATCGGCCTTCGCCTGCCCAAATTAAATCAAACAATATGTTATGTAATGCTTTTCGATCGGATGCATTAAAACCAAAAAAAGTTTGATCCAATTTGAAATTTAGATTTGAAGGTGCCTCCCTGTTCACCTTCGAATTCCAATTCTAAATTTACTCCCGGTGTATTTGCTTGAACAAATTCTCGAAAACGTTTTGCATCTCGTGCTAAAAATTCATAGCGAATAAAATTTTCAATGTCTGTTGTTGATCTTGATGCGTTAATTTGTTTGATTAAACCTTGTAATGCACTAGAAATAGTTCGGTCATCGGTAATTTTTTTTGATTCTCGATTAGTTAAAAATGAAAATTTAAGTGTAAACTTATCATTTACTTGATAATCAAATTCTCCATTTTGATCGGCTTGTAATTCAAATGGTAAAAAGGTTAATTTGGTTAAATCAGCAGTTCGCTCATATGTTTTGCCAGTTTCTGGATCTGTTACTTGTACGGGATATTCCGGACCATATGATAAAATACGAGCTTGAATAATTAATGCATCTTTATCTGCTTGTGCAATCGTGTCTGCATCAATTCCTGGCGTAATAATCAAACTTTCAATCAATTTATCTAAAACAATACCTTCTCGTATATATGATAAATTAGTTAAAATATCTTCATCATATGCTGTCATGTATCGCATTTCAAGTTGTCCGCTTCGCAATGGATGTGATTCGGGATAAATTTTACCTGCCGATGGCAATGAAATTATTTCTGTTGGAATTGTATTGCGCTTGGTTTGTTCATATTGTTGCTTAGCAAGTGCAATGATGTCTTGATTTGTTACTGATTTCATTAATATCCTTTATAACTTTATTATAAATATGTATGAACAAGAAAAATGGGGCTGTTATGCCCCATAAATCATTAATATTAGAAACTTAAGAATGCCCAATCGTAACGAAGAGTTAATTCAATAGTAACTACATCTTCCGTTGACCAATCCAATGATCCAAAGTTTGCATCAACAATATATGTTCCGTTTAAGATCCATTCTTCAATTACTTCACCTAATGGAGAAAGTTGTTTCAATCTTACTTCTTTTTTATAAAATGAAGAATATCCATCGCGACCTGTTGCTGATTCATGATGTAAACGAATCCATTCCATTACTGCCTGTGCACCTGATGGAACAATTGCATCATAAAGTGATACTGAAATTGTATTCCAAACAGATTTACCTTTAACATAACGTTGTACGTTAATATGATCTAAAGTAATTTCTCCGTTTGCAATACTAGGTTTTGCTGATGCTTTAATTAAATATGCAGGAACATCGCCAATTGACATGATAAATTGATGTTGTTTTTTTGGTTCCCATGAAAATGCATTACTATAAAATCCTGCCGGGTTTTCACCAGCATAATCCGTTAAGTTGCCATTTACTTGATCTTGTAGTGCCATGTTTTATCCTATTGTATTTTCTTATAAATATAAGTACAGTAAAAAAGGTAGAACTTTCATCCTACCTTTTAAACTATTTTTTACTACTGCGTAAATGTCGCACCCGTTGATTGAATATTGAAATCTAAAACAATAAATTCTGCAGTTCTGGTTGGTTGCAAAAATAATTGTCCGTATAAAATATTTCTATCAATTAAATCTGGTGTATTATTTGAAGCATCCATTACCACACGGAAAACTGACAATCCTTGTTGTGCTCTTACTTGTTCTAAATAAGGATTAACAATTGCCAAGAATCTGTCTCGTGTCTGCGATGTATTTTGTTCAAATACCAAATAACGAGTTGATGATGCAATAAATTTCTTGATTGTAATCAATAATCGACGTACATTTACGCGGTCTAATGCACTTGGAAGAGACTGTAGTGTCTTTTGACCCCAAATCACTATACCTTCGTTAGGGAAGTTCGCAATAGGATTAACGCGAGCTTCATACAATGTATCTCGATCTGCTTGTGCTAAAGATTGATATGTATCAATTACAGAATTTAAACTACCACGATTCAAACCAGCTGGTGCATACCATGGAGCTGCAACTGCATCATTGAATGCTAATGCGCCTGGAACAACAACTGAAGGTGGTACCCAAATTGGAACATTCTTGCTAGGATTAACAATTCGCACCCATGGCCAATATGTTGCAGTATAATTATCATCAATATTTTGTACTTGTGATGTTACGGTTGATATTGAATCAGTTAATGCATTTGAATCCATTACATAGAATGTATCTTGACGAGTTGTAGCCAAATCTCTAGCTGCAG